CTGCCACTGTGACTTCGACATAGAGTCAGAGGGCGGCATACAGGGCTACATCGGGATTATCCCGTTTAGCCTCTGCCCGATGTGTTTTAGCGGCATGATGGATATGTACGAGCAACTGAGTGGAGACGTCGAGTATGACGACGAAAACGGATAAGAGATACCGGGAGATGACACGGACACACGGAGGTAAAGGAACTGCTCTCCGCCCAATGGATGTAAAAAAATATAATGATAACTGGGATAGGATATTCAGTAATGCACAAACTACAGAAAAAAATTCTAAGGACTTACCACAAGATCCTGAAATCTTCGGTCAAGAAAAAATTTGACAAGGCTGATGACTTAAACTGGAAATTACTTCAACTCGAACTTAAACTAAAACGACTGGACGAACTGGATAAATGATATGAAAATCAAACTTTCGCGACAAGAAATGCACGAATGTCAAGTCTTAGGACAAGACACCGTTAAGATCTGCAAGATGCAGAAACTGCCCCCTCGGCTAGACACCTCTGATGAAAACAGAGTGCTCTCTAATGTACAGGGCTTTAGAGCGGAGTATGCTGTAGCGAAAGTATTTGGTTGCACTCTACCTAGCTTCAACATTGTAACGGATGGTGGAGTCGATCTTTGGATCGATGATATATCAGTCGATGTGAAGTTAACTAAAAAACCGAAAGGTGATCTCATCTTTGATGACTTCACAAAGTTTAAGTCTGATATCGCAATCCTCGTTGCTACAACAAACACTGAGAGCGTCTATGAGATTCTCGGGTGGATTGACCGAAACAGTTTTGAAGCTGAGGCGAAAGACATGGACTACGGCTACGGCTCAAGAAAAGTAGTAGAGAGCAAAGGCTTAATGCCCATCGAAAATTTATGGAAAGATGTGGTTGACTCTCGGTTTGGTCCCGACTAAGATAGGTAGTGGGACATAAGTTTTCTCCCCTAGCCGGTCTAATCCCCGGCGTTTTGCGGGCCCTTCGGGGCCTTTTTTTTCCAACAAATAAAACAAGGACTTACGATGTCTTTATTAGAAGAATCAAAGGTTTACAAGCCATTCAAGTATCCGTGGGCTGTGGAGTACGCAGTTTCTCATGAGAAAGTTCACTGGGGAGAATGGGAGGCAAAACTGCAAGAAGACGTAGCACAGTGGCAAGGTGGCAAGCTCTCTGCACAAGAGAAGCACCACATCACTCAGATTCTCAAGCTGTTCACACAGTCTGACGTACAGGTAGGTACAAACTACCTCGAGTACTACATTCCAAAGCTCAAGAACAACGAGATCCGTGCGATGCTCACGTCGTTTGCTAACCGTGAGTTTGTCCACCAGCGGAGTTATGCGTTGTTGAACGACACGCTGGGCTTACCGGAGTCTGAGTTCTCCGCGTTCCGTGAGTACAAGGCAATGGCCGACAAGGTAGACTTCATGGGCGAGATTGATATGCAGTCCCATGCAGGAGTCGCCAAGTCGATTGCACGTAGCGTGATGAACGAGGGGATGGCCCTGTTCTCTGCCTTCGCGATGCTCTTGAATTACCAGCGGTTCGGAAAGATGCGTGGCATGTGTGAGATTGTTGAGTGGTCTATCCGTGATGAAAGTATGCACTGCGAGGGAATGGTTAAATTGTTTAGGGAGTTCTGCGAGGAGCACCCCCGGATTGTGACAGATGATTTTAAGAAAGATATCTACGAGATGTTCCGACAAGGTGTCGCGCTCGAAGACAAAGTTATTGACAATGCGTTTGAGATGGGCACTGTGGAAGGCGTGTCGGCAGAGGAGATTAAGCAGTATATCCGGTACCTTGCGGACAGACGGCTCATTATGCTCGGGCTCAAGGGTAACTGGAAGGTCAAGGAGAACCCCCTAGAGTGGCTTGACTGGGTTGTCAATGGGGCGAGCCACAAGAACTTCTTTGAGGGCACTGTGACGGACTACAATGCGAATGGGATGGTAGGTGACTGGGGTTGGCCGGAAGTAAGGGAGGAACGTGTGGAGGTAGCCGCATGACAGACGCCCGTGTGCAAAAGATGCTAGACCGCCTTAGATTACAGATGGATGCCTGCGAATTAAATCCTATGGTGGGTAACAAAAAAGTTCTTGAAGACGCACATAACATGATATATGATTTAAGGAACAGGCTCAGACATAGGAAGCCATACGATTGGGACCGGGAGGGTGGCCGATAAGCCACCCGTTAAACAACCTTATGGCTAGTGTACAAACCTATGGCAGAACAAAAAGCAAACCTACTCAACTTCACAATAGAGCTGAACCGTGATGGTAATATCGAATTTAATCTTGATTGTGTCTCTACTACAGATCTGGAACGTACTCTGAGACAACTGGGCGATCCCAACTATTGCTACAAGATAGGCGGGGTTGTTCGGCACTACTTCCGTACGTTACAGGACAAAGTCAAAGAAGAGCGCACATAAAAAAACCCCGGCGGGTAGCCGGGGAAATCTTGGTGTTTACCTTTTTTATTTTTATGTGTACTGTTGCTTAGGCATCTTATCTGGGGACTGAGCTTTCTTCATAGGAGGCTCTCTGTCTTTATCTTTCGCTTTCGGGTTTAACTCCAGAGGAAGAAATTCTTTCTTGATGGCGTCACCAATACCTAGAGGCTTACGTGGGGGATTTTCGTACGGTTTAATTTCTGCCATTTTACTGATCCACACTCTGAGGCATTGCGCCTTTGTCACCTTTCTGGCGTAGAGCACTCTTCGCCATCTCACGACGCATTGCGCTCTCTCCCTTGTCGCTAGCAATCGCCTGCAACTCCTGCACTTTCTTCCGCATCATTTCTTCGCGTACTTGAGCTTGGACCTGTGCATCAGTAAGCTCTTTGCCTCCTGCACGAATTTCCATCTCTTTCTTCTCCGTCATTTTTTGACGAGCTACAGGTGCCTCACCAGCAGGGGGCGAACCGGACATACGCTTCATACGTGAGTCGCCGCCGTACATCATTGGCTTGCGTGTTGTGTTTGTGTACTGTTTCATAGTGTTCCCCTTTACGGATTGATAATAAGTGAGTTCATTTGGTCATCAACAGCATCCTGTGATTCAGCGGATGTCTGTGACTGTTCGAGAGCACGTTGCTGGATTGCATCGTTCTTTGCGATCTGAGAGATCAATACAGGCATGAAGAATGGCTCGCGCTTGTCCAAGTTAAAGTTCTTGGATGTGAGCATGTCGAGTACTTCCCGGCCTACCTTCGGGTCGCCCAACATCATCTTCGTTAGCTGGTAGTTCGCTTCACGTGAGCTACGTATCGCCGCCTCTGACACAAGCCAGCGGAGGGAGATAACGCCACGGAAGAAGGAAGTACCACGTGAGAGGAGAGACTCTGCCGACAGTGGGATCGAAGTCCCTGTGACATTGAGTGCTCCAGTCTTCGGGTTGAACTGGTAGAGAGTCTCGAATACGAACTGCATGTGATCGTAGGTTTCTTCGCCGACGAGAGTTCTGAGTGCCTTCGCGTCTGCTGACTCTGTGATGTTGTCCCCGCGTAGTCCGAGGAGTGTAGCCATCTTATTGAGATCCATCTCTGCTGTGCGGTGGACAGCCATACGCTGTTCGCCAGTCTTCGGATCAACAGTCTTCATCGGTACCTCTGCACCGACAGACATGATACGGTTCATCACCTCATCGAGTACTGAGTCACGGATCACATCATCGAACAACTTACCTGCTGTTTCTGTGTCCACACCGTCCTGTTGCATCGAGAAGATGTAGTCCTGACGAATCTGTGCGATATCCTCAAGACCACCAGTAGATGACGCCTTAGCAATTAGGGCATTACCAATGCCACCTTCAGCATTACGCAGTCTATCTACGAGAATCTTACGAGTCTCAAGCTCACGGCTAATCCGGCTGTTCTTGTTGTCCATCTCTCCCAGAATCATCGTACGTTCATCTGTGAGGCGGTTGTTAATCTCAAACTGAGCCATCTCTGCTTCACGGATACCGTACCCGAGCAACTCGTCGAAGCTGAGTAGGTTATTCACCGAAGGGTCAACCAATGGGTTGCCGTTCACGTCTGCAAAGAGATACTCCCCTGTGTCTGGGTTTTTCTTTAGGAGGTTGTCGAGAAGTGGGGTGTTGCCGCCAGCCTGTAGTGCTTCCTCGATTGCTCCTGCACGCTCTGGGATAATCAGGGGCTTCCCTTCTGTTGTTGCATCCCGTGCTAGTTCTTTACGTAGCGCGATAGCTCCCGGAGTTCTCGCAATCTCTTCGTGTACAAGAGACGTGAGGATCGAGCGGATCATCTGGCCCTTCGGCTGGCCCTTCGGCGTATTGATATCAATCGGCCCGCCGGTAATGCCCTCAAATACCTCGAAGAAGTTTTCACGGAGGGTTACGATATCAACCCCCTCGTCACCTACACCGAGTTCTGTCAGCATTTCTTTGAGTGCCCTAC